ACCCATAGGTCAGACTGTTGCACATCGACCTGGCGGCTAAGGAGAGGGCGGTAGAGGAGAAGGAGATGGCGGAAGGCAGTGAGAGTCGAACTCACCCGGGAGCGGCTGCCGCCCCCAACCGGGTTTGAAGCCCGGCCGCACCACCGGGTGCGATTGCCTTCCTTATTGATTTACAAGGAATTTTCCTGCCCCGACTGTCGCTCAGAGGCGGGAGTGTCGAAGAAGTGTCGAAAATCCCTAGCAGGACCAAACGCTAACACGTCTTGCAGATGATCGGGCGCAAGGTGCGCGTATCGCATTGTCATCGCCAGGGACGAGTGACCGAGAATCTTCTGCAAGGTCAGGATATTGCCACCGTTCGCGATGAAGTGTGAGGCGAAGGTATGCCGCAACACATGCGACTTTTGTCCGGCAGGGAGACTCAGCCCGGCACGCGACACAGCTTCATCGAACCGATCCCGGCAGTTGGTGAACGCACCGTGTTCCCGAAGATGTTGGCGAATCCGATCTGCCAGCTTCGGATCGACCGGCACCACACGACGACGCTTCGATTTCGTGTTCACGAACTGGAGCATGCCATCGCCCACCCGGCTGATCGTGAGCCCTTGCGCTTCACCCCATCGGCAACCCGTTACCAGACAGATCATGGCGATCAGTTCGACATGCGGGTGCGTCATGCTGCGCAGTACCTGGAACAGCCGGTCGATCTGATGGCTGTCGAGGTAGGAAAGCTCCCTTTCCTGGACCCGGATCGCGCTGAGCATCGAGAGCGGATTCTCGAACTCGATTTCACCAAGTCGCCGCAGCTCATTGAACAGCGCCCGCAGGTAGGACAGCTCATTGTTCATCGTTTTCGGGCTGATGCCGGACGCGAGACGCTTGGCGCGGTACTCCGCGAAATCGGTAGCAGTGAAGGCTATGGCCACAGGGTCTTTCAGGCGTTCGACCATGCGATCCATGATGACGCGGCGACCTTCGTAGTCGGCCAGAGAACCACCATGCAGACGCCCCCAGCATCCCACCAGTTGGGAGAGACGGCGACGATCCTTCGGTTTCGGTGACCATTGCGGGCTTTCGATCAGCTTGGATCGGCACGTCGCTTCGAAGCGTTGAGCCTCGCCCTTGGTCTTGAAGGTCTTGCGGAATCGCTTGCCCTTGATCGGCTCAACATCGACCCGCCAGCGACCGTCAGGAAGTGCCTGTATCGCCATCAGACGGCACGCCCCCAGCGCACGTGTCGTTCCTGCAACAGGTTCTTGATGTGCTTGTAGAGGTCGCGCTCGCTCATATCCTTGGCGGCGTAGTGGTCGCGGATCACTGGCCAGCATTCCCATTGCTTCAGTCGATCAAATGCGGTCTTAGCGCCCACTCGCTCCCTTGCCAGCAGGCTTACGAAGTTTCCCAGGAATAGCTCAACGTTCTTGCCGCTGAATCCACGGCTGGTCTTGTAGTAGCGCTTGTACTCGGTTTCATCGATCAGGGAGTCGACCGGCAGATCGACTCTTGCGTCATCGCGCATCAGCGTCCAGATCGGCTCGTAATAGCCGGGGCGGGCGATGAGCTTGAACTGGCTCAGGCCATAGCGCCACAAGCCGTCCAGATGCGCCGAGAAGGCTGCAAACGAGTCCGTGTCGATGGCTTGGCCGGTCTTCACGTCTACCGAACCGCTGGCGAATTGCTGGATCACGGAGTGGTGATAGCGAAGCTCGACGCGCCACACGTCAGCGCTTGGGTCGTAGTTGTCCGGGTCGTTCGGGTCCAGAGAGTCGCGGCGACGCCAGATGCTTTCCCAGAAGTCGAGCTTATCGGTCGCGCGGGCCTGTTCGGTCTTGTTGTAGATACACAGCTGGACGCCACCAGCAGAGCCGAACATGGACGTTTCGCCCCGGCCGTAAACGCTGGATTTGGTGGCCCACTCCAGTTCCTTGATGCCGGATATATCCCGGTGTGTCCGAGCGCGGCAATGCAGGCGCGCTACCAGATCAACCGGAGGCTTCCAGCCCTGGAGGTCCAACGCCAGGTGGACGGCGCACTGGTTGCGTTCGCGGTTGGTCATCACGGCTGCGGCGTAGTAGTCCATCCGCTCTTGCAGACGTTCCGGCGACAGCGCGTCGATGGCGTGCGGCGACACCTCGATTTTCAGGTGCGGCCCGATGTTTTCCAGCTTGGCGTTGAAGTTCTTGATGAGCAGGATGAAGCCGAGGTCGGCGTTCTGGAGCTTGTACTGGTAGCCAGAGTCCCGGCCGACCCGTCCCGAGTGCCAGACTTCGCCAGCAAACTCCACCATCGCGCCCGGCTTCTCGAAGAGTGCCATGACTTCGGGACGGATCAGTCCGCGATACAACTGGCGGACGGTATCGACGCCGCAGCGCAGCAACCGGACCTTCGACAGATCGGTGATCGCCGCAGTCCCTGGATCAACGAACAACCGTCCGCGCTTGGTCGGATTGCCGGTGATGTGGTCCAGTCTCGCTTGGTCTTTAACGCTCATTCTTGAATCTCCAACAATGTCCAATAACGGACGGTTTCAACTCGCTCTATCTGACGTGTTACAGGGACGTCAGCGCGCGCGTTTGCACGCCGGCTCGTGCCTCGCCGCGCGTGCAAAGAGCGCGGAGCGCACGCGGGCTGACGGTCATCACCAAAGAAATTGCCCTTTCTGGTACGGCACGACAGTCATGTTCGTGCCACTGGCTGGCTGCGTAGCGATAGGGCGTGCTGCCTGCATCGTAGGAGGCGGGCTGTTCTGGACTTGCTGGGTTCGCTCGCCGGTGGAGCGATCAGGAAGGGTCGGATCGAAGAAGCCGTTCTCGACCACGCGCATGCAGAAGGCAAAGTCGGTTTCTACGCGGGTGCTCTGCTGCGTGTAGCACTGGCAGACGGTGGGTGTGCCGTTGACTACGGCATGCGCCATTCGCCCGAACTCGCGGGCATAGGTCGCGGGGTCCGTGCTGGACATGCAGTAGAGCCGGGGGAACGACACGGGCCGCGTCAGCTCGTCGTAGATCGGCGCCGACGATGGCACTTGGGGTATCCGAGGCACGCGCCGCCCGATGTAGCTGGCGACATTCTCAGGCGTATCGGACTTAGCCTCGCCTACCGGCTTGATGAACGCCCCGACCGTATCTCGCACCTGATCGACCATGCTCCCGGCCGGCGCGCTGGTAGCCGTCGCGGCTTGCGCTTTCTCGGCGGCGTAGCGCTCATAGGCGCGATAGACGAGGATGCCGGCACCGAGGATCACGCACAGCGCCAGGATGAACTTGGTCGGCACCTTGGCCTGAAAGTGGTGCTTGGCGTTGCTACTGGTGTAGGCGCCGAAGTAGCGCTTATCCAGGCGCAACGACTTCTTGTCGGCGTCCTTGAAGCTGGTTTTCAGCTCGACCTTTTCCACCACCACTTCCGACTCGAAGCGCAGCAGCTGGGCGGACTTAAAGACGCGCCAATAGTGGATGTGCGTGTTGCATAGCCGCCGCAGATGCACATCCAGATAGCGCGGGTCCTGGGTGACGAGGTGCACTTCGTGGCCCTGGTGGCGCATGGTCTCGAAGCGGGTGATGTGCTCCGGTGGCCGCGCCCGTGGATCGCGTGCGCCGAACCAGCCCTGCGCTTCGTCCACGACGATGATCGAATCGTTTGGCAGCTCGAACCACTTCTCCGGATCTTCGAACTCGAACCACTGCGCTTGCAGCTGATCGGGCTTGAGGCCGTTGATGTTGTGGAAGTAGACGACGCGGCCTTCGGCGTGAGCCTTCTGATCGACTTCGCGGATGGTGTTCAGGGTCTTGCCATGGCCGGGCTTGCCGGTACGGATAACAAGCATGACGGCGGCTCCTTAGGCTTCGATGGAGGTGCCGCCCGGCTTGTGCCAGACCTGATTGCGTTTACGGTCGGTGGCCTTGTCGATCCCCGCCAGGATGAAGCGCGTGGAGATGGCGGCGAAATACAGGTTCACCACCACATCGAACTTGGCCAGCCCGAGAATGCCCTGGATGACCGGCCCGACATTCCCCATCAGGCCGAACAGGTAGTCCTGCGCCTGGCCAATGATGAGGTTGAAGCCCATGTACGAGACGAAGCCGAAACCGATCATTTTCAGCACCATCTTTACCAGCGGGCCGAGGACGATGATCAGCATCTGAACGATGAATAGGAATTGCATTACTGACCTCCTACGCCGCGGCCTACATACAGGGCGGCAAGAACGGTAGCCACGGCCACGAATAGGCCACTCAGGTCACTGGCGGCGCGGCAGAGCGGTTCATAGCTGAGCTGGAAAGTGCGGCCGCCTGCAGTGGTCAGGCTGAAACTTTCGGCGGCAGGACAGGCGGACGGGAGAAAACGGGTGCCCTGGTTGATGAAGGACGGCACGTCGATGACGCCGGAGCCCTCGTCCAGCTGGAACCGGTCGCCGGTAACAGCCGCCTCGATGGCGGGCTTGTGCTTGGGGAAATCAGTCATCTCCTCAGCGAGGCATAGCTGTTCCTTCTGCTGCCGGAGCACTTCGCAATCAATCGGGTCGCCACTGCAGGAAAAGCCCGCATCGCAGGAACCAGCCGACGCCAAGCGTTCCGTGCCTTCTTCTCCTTCGCTATCTCCTTCGGAACCCTCCTTACAGCCAGACCCTTTGCATTCCTTGCTCTCATCGCCGGGCGTACCGTCAGGATTGGTGCCGGAAAGGAACTTTTCTTCGGCAGAGGTAGAGGTACATGGCTTAGCGCCGGTGCAGACCGTTTTATCGGTTTTGGTGGTGGTTTCGGTCTTGGTGGAGCCGTCCGGATTGGTGGTCTTGGTGGTGTCCTCGGTTTTCGCGGTGTCTTCAAAGCGCGGCGCAGGCCTGCCAGTGGTGCAATGCAAATAAGCCCCGGCGTTATCGCAGTTGAGCTGTCCGGGTTCTTTCAGCTGTTCGTTACTGGTACAGCTTCTGGATTGAGAGCCATCAGGATTCGTTACCCACTCGCCGCATTTGTTCTCGCTGGTGAACTGCGGCGTGCTGTCGGCTGGAGGCTTGGACGGCGGCTGGTCGAAGACGCTGCCGGGAGGCGGATTATCGGTAGTGCATTGGCTGCCGGCGCCCTGGTAGACGACCTGACAGTAAACAGAGTCCAGATCCTTTCCGGTGGTCGCTTCCAGAAAGCGGTTGCACCCTTTGACAGTGGCGGTGCGGTTGTAGAGGCAGCCACTTTCGCAGATCGACGATGGCGGAAGCGAAGGCGGTACGGACGGATCTAGCGAGCCAGCGTTGTACTCGTGGACGAACTCGCCGGTTGCGGTGGCGCATTGGTCGGGCTGGCATCCCCCTGTAGAAGAGTCATAAGTAGAGCCAGAAGGGCAAGTATCACCGTAACGAGTTATGCCATACGTAATTTCACCATCACGGCTCCCCGACATATCATATGTAGGAAAGACACACGTTGCAGACGTTTCAGAATTAACCCGGACAGAATAATCACCTCTACGAGTACCGCCCCCAAGGTTCCGCTGAGATATTTGTGCACACAAATCATTCGCAGACGTGCCTCGAAGACTTTGAAAAGTCGAAGAACGCCAGTAAAAATCTTCAGCACTAGCGGAAGAATGCCAAAGCACCAACGCCAGCAGTACCCATACAAACCTAACCATGCTCACACCCGCCCAAAAAACACGAGATAAAACGCCAGGGTGGTGAGGATCAATACGTAAAGTTCATAGCTCATGGCGTTTCCCTGGAAGAGAAAACCCCGCCGGAGCGGGGTTTGTTTGCTTCGGCACATGCAGTGCGCGGTTCCCGGTTACAGGGCGCGGCGCATGTACTTGAACGCCATCGCGGCGATGATCACGGCGAAGACGGCCCAGCCGATGGTGCCAACGTCGGTGCCCGCGGTATCGAGCGCGGTGGTGGCTTCGGCCGGGACTGCCGCGTACACGGAGCCGGCAGCAGCCGAGAGGGCAACGGCAGCGCCGAGGCCGATTTTCTTGATGAAGTGCTTGTTCAGTTGCATGGGTGATACCTCACTGTTTCAGGGCTTTTTTCAGGACCAGGAAGCCGAACACGGTGGCGAACAGAACAATCGCTTCGCCTTGCAGCTCGGAGACTTGGTCCCAGGTCAGTGCAGAGCCGTAGAGGCCCTGCATTTCCTCGACCGTGAGGGCGACCAGCGAGCCGGAGCAGATGGGCGAGCCATCGGCGCCTTGCAGCCAGTCACCGTCACAGGCGAGGAAATTCATTCGCCGGCCTCAAGGTCGGCAGTTGCTTCGGAGGGTTCGCAGTCAGGGCAGACGGCGAAATGGGGCGGCAGGCTGAGGTCGGGCAGCAGGTCGCTTTGCGGCGCGGGCAGCGCCATGAGCTTGCCCATGTCGTTTCCGCAGCAATCGCAGTACACCCGGTCATCGATCAGCATGGCCGCCCCTCCCGGTTAGTTCGCTTTGGCCTGTTCCGGCTGGGTGCCGGCTGGCTTGGCGGTTGGGGTCGGTTGCTGAGTCGGCTTGGGGGCTTGAGCAGCGGCTGCTTTCACAGGCTCAACGTGCAGGACGATGAACTTGCCGGCGTTCTTGGAGCCTCGCTCGATCTCGGTGGTGACTCGGATCGGCTCAAGCACATCGAGGCTTTCGCAGGCGGACCACACTTCGTCCAGGGCTTCTTCGGAGACATTCATCGACAGGATGGAAATGCCGAGGTCACGCTTGCCGTCCGGCTCGTCTCCGACAAACAGCTTCACCAGCTTTACGTTGTCGAACTCGACTTTCTCGGCGCTGAGAAATGCAACTTCCATGATCGAACGTGCCATTTGTGTTTCCTCTCTTTAGTTGCGCTTTATTGCGCTGCTTTGCTTTCTGCAGGCCGAGCGATCCCGAACCGGTGAACTCGCAAGTTCGCCGAGGTGATCTGTTACTTGGCCTACCGGTTAAAACGTCGCGTTGTGCGTGTTCTCTAGTTGGTTAACACCAAGGGCTTTGCCCTTGTCATCCCACTCTTGCCGCCGAGGGCTCGGGAGCGCGGGGCGGTGAAGCTGCCCCACACTCACGAGCGGAGGCTGTTTCTGTTCGTGCCGGGTCAAGGGTGCGCTCCGCCCGTGCTTCCGTTCGCCGGATCGGTGAAGCGTGATCCGACGAGCCGGGAGCGCGGCCCTGGACCTGGACAGGTCGCGCGGGATTGGCGAGCTGGCTCAACACGTAGCCGCCCCACTGCATGGCTATCGCGTCAGCGATGCCCTGATAGGTACGCGAGCGGTTCTTCCAGCGGTCCGGCCCCGGTGCCATGTGATGCACAGTCGGTTCGCGACCATCGACGATCTCGGTCGGCACCAGGAGCGGCAGGTTCTGGAGCCAGAAATGCGTTTCCTTGCGCTCGCCATGACCGAACATCCAGGGCTGGATGATCTGGTCCGGCTTGCGAATCTGGCTGGAGATAACCGACTTCGGGTTTTCCAACGCTTTGAAGCGGATCGGGGCGGCAAGCAGCTTTCGCACGAACTCCAGAGCACGCGCCTGACGACCATCGGCGATCTTCTCAGGGAACCAGCGTGCGCCCGATGTAGCGAGATCAGTGCAGGGCGGATGGGCAATCAGCAGATCCCATCCCCAGTCGAGGACGTCCAGCACATTGCCCTGGATGTGCTCGCCTTCGGTTTCGGATGGCAGCAGGTCGCAGCTGACGGCGTAGAACCCGGCGCGGGTCAGCGCATCACGAACGCGACCGGAAAACTCGCAGGCAACGAGAGCGGTTGGCTGTCTCATGCCATCACCCCACCAGTTCGAACGGTTCGTGGATCGGGACGAAAGGCGTTGGCCTGCTCGTGTCGAGCACAACGCTCCACCTCTTCGCGGGGCGGGCGGGTGGCATGTGCTTCTCGCAGATAAAGGCCGGTTCCACTGTCCACTCCGAGACCAGAGGCTTCCAGATTCCACCGACGCGGCCCATTTGCAGCGTGCGAATCGGCCGCGCAGAGGCGGGGCGGCATTGGGCGCAGCGTGTGGACAGGGAGGGAGCGGGTTTCGCCATTTCGCGTCTGGACCAGCAGACAGAGCAGGCGCAGTCCGGTGCATGGGGCAGGCGCAGATACCGATTCAGGCTCATTGGCAGGCACCTGCGCCAAGGGCTTTACCGCCACGTTGGCGACGCTAGTACGCTCAAGCCATATGCGGGTAGGCATCACCGGTCCAGTAATGCCACCCGGATAAACTTGACCACTGAAATCGAAGGCAGACATAACAAGAGCATCAAGGCGGTGATGTTCTTCCAAAGAGATCAATCCAGCGCAGCGCAACGCAGAGGTAAATCCCCAGCAGCGACCTACACGGATGCCTCGCACATCACGGTCACCACAAACCCGAAGTGCCACCAGCAAACGCAGCAGCTCACGGAAAACGTCGCCATTCAGTTGGCTATTCATTCGGTCCACTCCTTTTCCAGCATCTGGCGGGTCAGGAGGGCGACGTTGACCATCACGTACTTGCCGACCTTGTGCGACGGGATATAGCCGTTGCGAATCCAGCCCCACACCACGTCGTGTTCATCGCCCATGCGAATCCAGTCCGCGAACTGGCGCCACGGCATCACCGGGGGCGCGTTGAGCAGGTCTATCGGCGGTAGGTTTCCTTCCATGTCCTTGGCCTTTGTTGCACTATGTTGGTCTTTATTGCGGCCCCTTCGACATGAGCCTCTGCGTAATCTACATCTGTAATATACAACAGCATGTAGGGTATTTGTATATTACATTTGTAAATTACTAGATCATTATGGAATCAATAGACGAACGCGTTAGATCGTTAGTGGATAAGGCAGGGATCGACGAGCTGGTGAAGAGCACTGGCATCGGCGGGACGCGCTGGAGAACTGTGCGATACGACAAGCGGACCAGAATAAGCACGCAAGAGGTCGAGGCCTTAGCGCAGCTATATCCGCAATACGCGCTTTGGATAGCGAGCGGCCAAGTCGCGCCCGAATGCGGGCAAACAAGCCCCGACTACGACGAAGCCAACCGAAACTTGACCAGTCAAAACGCGGGATAGCGATTACCAAGGAAGTAACTAGGCGCTGGTACGCCCGAAGGACAGGGAGAGGGAGATATGAAGGCTGAATGGAACGACGCCCCGGACTACATCAGAAGGCGCCCACGCAAGGGAGCCGTAGCATGGCTGATACCAGGGCTGATCGGCACCGTAATCATGCTAGCCGCGCTCCAGATGGTGAGTTCGGAATTTCTGAAAGGCACCGTCCAGGGCATCGTCGATAGACGTACCCAACCCAAGCCAGCACCGGTCGCCGAGATCACGCGAGCAGAGCCAGCCGCGACCAAGGATTGGGACAAGGTAGTAGAGGAAGTGGCCGCGAGAGGTGCAACGCCTCAACCGCAAACAGCCCAGCCCCAAGCTGCTACGGCAGAACCACCGCCCAAGCAAACCGTATTCAACGACAAAAACTATGTTCCCAAGGGTGCGACCAATATCGTTCCAGCAATCAGGGTAATCCCGGAACCACCTGTAACGAACCGCCAGAAAGAAATTGTAGTAGTGGGAAACGAATCGCGGATCAGTGATTTTTGCCCAGGCGGGGAAGGCAGCATTCAACGCCGGAATTGCAAGTCGAGCGTAAATCTAAACACCAGAAACTAACCGGCGCTGATGTCGAAAAAGTGTCGAAAACGCTGTCCAAAAATGACCAGCATTCGCCGGAGCAATAACCGGCAGCACATCGAAAGCCCAGCATTAACCAACGTAGCCCATTAATAAGCAGGGCAAAAACAGGATTTGAAGCCCGGCCGCACCACCGGGTGCGATTGCCTTCCTTATCTGGTCTTGATGTGGGAAAGGAAGCGGCGACCAGCCTACCCCAGGCCTGACTGGATCGCCAAGGCGCTGTCCTGGCGGACTTTGCGTTCGTTGCCGAAGCGGCGGGTGAGGCCGATGCGGTCGAAGTGTTCGAGCAGCTGGATGCTGCG